GTATTACAAAATACACTAAGAGTAGGAGGTGCTGCTGCATTTGCTGCACAGCCCAGTGACCTAGGACCCGCTGTGCCACAAAAGGGACAGTTTAGAGGAATGGAAATAAATCCCATGACACGACGCCCATGGACACGCGAAGAACTGGCCGCGCTGAATAGATAATATTATGACAACACAAGCACAACTATCAAAAGTATTCAATGACAACTTTATGGCATATTGGCGCAGCCATGTAGCGCATGTTAACATCATGGGACGCAATTTTCACAGTGATCATGAACTATTGGGCGGTATATATGCGGAACTACAGGGTCAAATAGATATTATAGCAGAACTATTACGCAGCATGGGTGAATTTATGCCCGTAACACTGGGTGATGTCATTGCCGTAAGTGAAATATTAGACACACCTGTAGAAGGCGACAGTGAAACATTGTTAGGTATAGTTGAAACAGATCTTATGACACTAAAAGGCTGCTATGAAGAACTTATTAAAGTAGCAGATGAAGAAGGATATTTAGAAATCAGCAATTATGCTCAGGATCGTGTTCTCTCCATTGCCAAGCACCTTTGGCAACTAAATTCGACTCTAAGTTAAGCCGCTTGTAAGCATAACTTCCACGCACATCATAACCCATTTTAGTGTGCAACTTAAGAAATCCCTCTTGTTCACGCCGCATTGTAGTGCTGCATATGATTGATATGCCAGCACTTACAGCAAATCGCTCCCATATTGCCATCATGTCTTTGACTAAACGATAACGCAGTCTTTCTGACAGCGTTAAATCCACATGCGCCATACGCACTAATGCCATGTTGTCATCACTCCAGGGTGCTCGCTCTGTTCTTATCCAAGTATATGATAGTAATTTAGTATTAGTGTCATAACACACACCCACTGCTTCTGTTGTGGGCAAGAAAAATTGATTTACTATGGCTAATGTTAAGTTGCGAGCATAGACTATGGGCTCTGGCTTGAAGATAGCATCTATTTCTGTTTGAAAATGACTTTCAGCCATGTTAACTATTGCTGGCACATCATCTCCAGTGGCTGGTCTCCAAGTATATTCCATTACGGTCTCCTATGCTGTGGAGCACGCCAGTCACGATCAAATATGCCTTGACCTGTCAGTGCTCGCGGTTCAACTTCACGAATATAATAATTAATACCACAATAACGAATATAATCATTTATAGTTCTCACTGATCCCACACCATATTGTCCTCCACGCTGTCCTGTTACAATATATTTTAGTCTGCTTTTGCTGCGTTTATCACTTTGCCACCACGCTTCATTGCGCTGTGTTTCCAAAAAGGCATCACCCCACATAGTAGTTCTATAATCACGCCCATAGTGGTGATATACTGGTGTCATGGGCATGTGAAATATACTATAACCCGAAGTCCACAAGCGTAATGCCAGACTGTGCTCCTCACCGTGAAAGAAAAGGTAGGGATCGTAGGGCACATCTTCGCAGACTTGTCCTGCTGTAAACAAACAGTTAGCACTGATCATATAACCTGACACTGTGTCAGTGTGTTTTGTCAGTTTACACACAGTGCCCAGGTAATAATCTTCCTTGAACAAGAACTTTTCATCTGCCACCAAGGTCATGGCATGATTTTCTATATTGATCTTTTCAAGTCTATCAGTTTTATTGTCTACACATTTGAAAGCACGAGGATAAGCAGTGATAACAGGCAGTTCATGCCAGGCCTGCAAGCGAAAGAATTCCGCCTCAAATATAGCATCCCAGTCTTTGTCAAACAGTGTATGACTGTCGCACTGAAAGTATAACTGTTCACCTGCCCACAAACTTTGACTGAGATTGCGAGCAAAACAGCAGCCGCGTGTCATGTGTGGATCTATACGCAAATATCTTACTTGCTTATTGAACGCAAGTTGATCTATATTGATGAATTCTCTATCATAACTTTGATCAACCACTCCAAATACTAATCTATCTGGGTATCGTGCCTGCGCCATGGCATCTTCAAGGGTTTTTTTAAGCAAAGGATCCCTATATCCTGCTATGCTAATAAAAATGCTATTCATGCTATTATTTAATCTGCTAAATATATATATGAACTCAAATAGCATAGAAACTGAAGTTCTTGGTGCAACACCAGCCGCACCAAGTGAACCTTCATTACCTAAAAAAACAGGCTGGGGCGGCAAACGAGAAGGCGCCGGTAGACCCCTGGGTCGCAAAGATCAACTTACTGTGGGTAAGTTATTAGACGAAGTTTACAAACAAACTGGTAGAGATTATCATGAAGTCTTGGTAGAAGATTTTGTTCGTGCTCGTCAAGATGATGACAAGCCCATGGTGACAAAATATCATCAACTAATATTAAGCAAAGTCATGAACACACTGGCTCGTGTAGAAGTAACAGACAGCGAAGACGCTATTGAAGCCAAGAAGATGGCATTTGCTGCCGCACTGGCTGAACTCATGGCTAAATCAGAGGAATAAATATAGTATGCCGCTAAAAAAATCCACTTCAAAAAAAGCATTCACGGAGAATGTTAAAACAGAAATCGCTGCTGGTAAACCGCAGAAACAAGCCGTTGCCATATCATACGCAGTAAAACGAGCAGCGGCTAAAAAGCAACCCAAAGGAAAAGCAAAATGAAATATGATAAAGTAAATCCTGCAACCGGTGCAGCCAGTCCTGGATTTAGCCGCGGCAGTGACAAATACAGCCACAATCAGTGGAGCGGACACAGCAATGATGGCCGTTTAGTAAACAAGGGTCGTGGTCCCACAAAGGGCAACCAAGATCACAAGCCCATGGCAGTGGGTAAACCTGCTACCAAGGACGCATATCGCCCAACACCTTTTTGTCATGATCCCGGTGTTCAAGCCGGTAAAGACATGTTCAAAGGTTCAAGTAATCCACAATATCGTGGCGAAGGTGGCACAGGTCGCAAAGCATTCAAAGATCCAGATCATATTAATATGAATGGATATAACATGGGCGACGGTAAAACTTCAGCAGGAAAGAATCCTGTAAGCAAGCCCACAGACCCTGATTCAATGAATTATGGTCCCAGTAAGCAATACTAAGGAGTAAGTGATGTCAGCAATGCAAATTAGTGCGGCATTAGATAATTTGGCCTTGGGTTGTTCAACAACACAGGCCGATTTAACTTGGCCTTTAATACATAATCCCTTGCCCAGTGGAGCATTACCTAACGCAGTAAAAATAGATAATATTAATAACAGCGAAGGTGTATTTGTCAGCATTACACCTACTACAGAAGTTATTACTGTGCCAGGATCAAGCACAATTGGTAACTGTTTCTTTATTGCTCCGTTTAGCAGCGTAACAGTGGAATTATTTGCCGCTGGTGTAAATCCAGCCAACAGTGCATTCAACGATGGATCAGGGGACTGTGTTATTAGTGGTATAACCTTAAATGGCACAGCAATTATAGTGGTAACACCAGTAGGAGCATAACATGGAAAAAACATCAACAGGTAAAAACATAAATCAAGCACAGGGTCCAAGAACCGGCAATGCTGGCAACATGACCAAGCGCAAAGATTTTATGAGTGAAAAAAGTAAGACAAACAGTGAGCGTGCCACAATTGCTGACATGATCACTACTGCGCTGGCAGGCCGTGGCAAAGACAATCGCAGCAGCCGCAGTGCTGGGGTTGAACCACTACATGACACAACTAACGCAGGTCGTGGTCCCACAAAAGGCAACGCAGGGCGTAAGAAGTAATACTGGGGGAAACTAATTCCCCCAATTGCATAGCAAAGGACACGCAATGAAGAAAAATCAATCTGGCGCCAGCCAGGAAAATGTATGGGATGATAATCCCGCGGGATCAGCAGATCCTTCAGCAGAAGAAATTATAGTAGTAGCCGAACAAGTAGCCGGCATAACGCCGCAACGGCCCATGGGCACACTACAAGCAGACTATGACTTGGAAGGTCTAATGACTGACTTTCCCACTGCCAAAGAACTTGAACGCTTTGTATTTGATGAAACAGGCATTATCCTAAACTTAAAAGGTCGTGCTAACAAACTCAAATACCAAGTAGCCATGGATGTGCTTAATGGTGTTGAAGTTGATCCCAAGTATACTGGCGGTGAAAATCCCTATGTAGAAAAAAGTGAAATGGTTCCAGTGGATCCCATCAAAGATCCGCCAGCACATGATCCCAAACTGCCGGGTCGCGCGGAAGTGCAAAACTTATTTGTCAGCAATCAGATACCACATCCCGATCATGAAGCACGAGCCATGGACAAAAAAGTCAGTGTTATATTTAGAAAATATAAAACAGGTGAAATCAGTTATGAAGTATTAGGTCCTATCAGTCAGAGACCTTTTGGTGAAAAGATTGACAAATATGGACGCATTAGACCTGAAGTTATTAAATGGGTTGATCCAAGAACAGGTGAACAGTTGGTTGTTCGCAGTGATGGCACTATGACACCACAGGGACGCAAACTGCGAGCACTCATGCAGACATTTAAGGTCAACAACTCTAACTATTGGGCGACATGGATCGACCGTGAATTTGTCAGCATAACTGGCGATATTGATCAGAATGTTTGGGACTTGAACACATAATGGACAAAGCAATCCAATCACAGATAGATCAGGCACGACAAGAGCGTGATACCATGATAC